CATTGTAAAGGCGGTGGCTGAACCGTTGCCACTAAAGCTATCCTTTACTGTATTTGTATATGCTTCCGCAGGTACATTACCAAGTGTGGCCATTAGGTGATCTCCAGTATACTCATTACTACGTCAACAGAACTTGCAGTGTTCGAACTTACCTTAACACTATCTGCCGTTTCTAACACTACTTTTTGATCTCCGCCAACAATAACTATAGAACCGCCACTTGGAACTGGGGCATCTTTAATTAAATGTGTGTCGTTTGATCCGTCGTTTACCACCGCTGTAATCAAAACCTGGGAGGCTGTAACGTTCGATACCGTCAAACCAATGACCGTTGTAGCTGTTGATGAGGGGACAGTGTAGCTGCCTACCGAAGTAAGCGAAGTACCAACAGTCCGTGAAAGTTTTCTTTTAAACGTGTTTGCCATTGTCTATCCTAACCCAACGCAATTGCCAAAGCCACTGCCGTGCCAGCAGGGTCTACTTCTAAGTTTGCTTGTGCGCCTGCAACGTTAGAAGCACCAGTGCCTCCATCCGCAACCGCTAAGTCTGTTATACCAGAAATTACGCCGCCTGTAATGTTTACTGACGACATTGCTAAATTAGCAGTGAAATCAGATACTGCGGCTCCGGAACCCGCACCATCTGTGTAAATTAGTTTTGTATCCCCGTTGGCTACTGTAACGTTAGCTCCTGATCCCTGTGAAAATACAGCTGATTGACCAGAGTTGTTGTACACCATGTATGTCTTTTGTGCATTGTTTGGTGCAATCGTTATAGTGTTCGTACCAGAAGGAGATCCTCCTAAAACCAGGACCTTATACATACCATCCGATAATGTACCGTCTGTAGTTGTTAGGCTGTGCGTCGTACCAGACAAAGTAATCGTTCCAACCCCAGTAAGGATCCTGTCGATAATCTGAAGGTTAACGTTTGTTGTGTCGCCCCAAGCACCCGATTGTTCACCTGTGGCGATCAACTCAATGCCGTTTGCGCTAGTGTATGTACTCGCCATCTGTTTCTCCTATGCCGCTACTTCTGTCCAACCAGGGGACTGCGACGGTGTGATTTCGCCCCAACCGGGTGTTTGCGACGGTGTTATTCCATTCCAACCTGGTGTCTGGTTCGGGTCTATTTGGCTCCAAACAAACACAGTTCCGGTACCACCAGTTGCAGAAACGCCTGTAATTGAGACATTTGCTTCCGCGACTACGGTTACAGTACCAACATTTCCCGTACTTTCCAACCCTGTAACTGGAACATCTACACGAATACCGACTTCTACGTCGCCAATCTCGCCTGTTCCGGCTACTCCAGTAGGTAAAACAATGGAGTCTGCGGCTACTACAACCGATCCAACTGCTCCTGTTCCGGCTACACCAGTAGGTATTTCAACGACACTGTTGGCTAAGACCTCTACAGATCCGACACCACTCGTTCCTACCAGTCCCGATACAGGGACATTTGCTTCCGCAGCGACTATTACAGTCCCTGTTTCACCGGTTCCAGTAGAACCCGTGACATCAACATCAGCGTTTGCGGTGACTACGACAGTCCCTAATGCACCAGTTCCGGCTACCCCTGTAGGTAGAACGAGTGCCTCCGCAATAACAACCACTGATCCGACACCGCCTGTAGCGGCAATGCCCGTAGGTAAAACAACAGCGTCAGCAGTGACGCTAACTGTGCCGACGCTTCCTGCCGCTTGTAAGCCTGTTACCCCTACATTCGCATCCGCAGATACTGTAACTGATCCGACACCACTCGTGGCGACCGTTCCCGTTACTGGGATATTAGCTTCCGCAACGATGCCAACTGAGCCAACGGCACCAGTTCCGGCTACCCCCGTGACTGTCACAGGAATAGCGGAATCCCAGGGTCCTTCAGACCATGTACCTCTGCCCCAGCCTGTGATGTCTACCATCGGAGGCTACTCCTTACGCGATGCGAATGATCGCGTTTGAAGCATCCGCTGTTGGGAACTGAATAGTAAAATCACCGTTAGTAGATGTCTTGTCCGCGCCAAAAGCTAGGATAATACAAGAATCTGTAGTGTTCGATCCACCACCTGTTGTGGTGTTGTAGATCATTGCACCGTTAGCAGTGATTGTCGAAGAACTAAAAGTTAGATCGTTGAAATCACAGAACGCTGTTGTTCCGCTTGTTGTTGGAGTAACGTTTGTCAACGCTGATCCACCCGCAGTATACCCAGTGCCCGAAGTTTCGTTCGAAGTTGAATAGTCTGTTGTTGCGGCACTTAAAGTGGCACTGCTTGTAAACAGAGCTAATTTAAAAGTACTACCGCCGTTAGTAAAATTGTGTTGGCCTTGCAGAAGTTCCTGCTTGAAGGACGTACACATTGCTTGAGTTATCGCCATATTATAGTCTCCTTATCGCGTCAGCTAGTTCGGGATTTCCCGAATCTTTTAGGGCATTATACACAGTTGTTCGGTCGCTGCGAATAGCTTCTCGCATATAAAATGCAACTACTTTTTCCATGTGCTCTTTGTAGGCCAGTGCTTGATCTCTAATAGCAGGATGTGCACCATCTGAAACGCTGATCAGTTTAGACACACAGCGTTCAGCTACTTCTTCCGGAGAAGACCCACGGTTCTCGGTAGTTTTTACCGATACCATTGGTTGATCCGGCATGTTGAAATCTAGTTTAAACATTACGTTTTCGGCCTTATAACTTTACCAACTCTATATTCTTGAGTGGTTTCTTTAGCTTCACCTAACATCTTCAACCCGATCATAGCTTCTCCAAAGCGTTGATTGTACTGTTGCATGACGTCAGCTTCACCCTTCATAAATATGTACGCTTCTACAAGCGAACCGTATAACAACGCTAGCTCTCCGTTTAGACTAATCCAAGTCGTTCCACTTCCTGCGCCCGCTGTTATGCTAGTTGGACGATACAGGTAGTGCAGCTCAACATCAAGGTTTGCGTTAGGTGTCGGACCAACAAGAAAGTTACCTACATCAAACTGTGCATAATATTTAGGTAATCCTTCGGTTGCTGGATTAGGTGAATACGTTTGTACAAAAGAAACGTCTTTAAACTCTATAAACTCTTTTGATCCAGATAAAATATAACTTAAAGAAAAAGGTGCTAAAAAATCACTTGGACAATTTAGATAAGGATTGGCTTTTGTTAAATGCGCTGTTTGATTACGACGGAACAAATCTAGCTGTACATTCTTTAGTATACGCTCTTCGGCCGCCCTTATAAACAAAGGAAGGTTAGCTACAAAAGTTGTTTCGGAATTCTCCGTGTAGTCTTGAATAGCTTGCTTTAGCTGATCGTATGTAAAACTCATGTTATAATCACCGTTACAGTGCCTACATCTCCGTTACCACGAAGAGCGTTAGGCGTTAAGGCTTCATCACCGTTAAATCCAACAGGGCTCCAGCCCCATTGTATGTTTCTTTGCGCTTCTAAATCTGACTCTGGGCGTGGATCTCTAAGAGCCTGGGGGTCTGGTCCTACTTTTGGTGGGTTAAGTTGAGGTTGTTTGGGATCATATTCGTCTGGACCCACTTTGGCACCAGTCCATTCCACCTTCATTTCATGCAAGCGGTATCGTCGGCCTGACCGATCTGATATTCCCCATGCTTTTTTCCCATTAGCGTATGCCATTAGACCCTCAAGTAACCACTACCTGGTTGTAGTTTTAAAGAAACTCTGTCTTCATCTTCATACACAGATTTTAGGATCTGGATACGCTCTGGCGCACGTTTCATAGCAATATAGTACGCTAATCCTGCCGCCATACAAGGGAAGAACCTAAACGGTAAATCAGAATCATTAACCAAAGCACCTGCGTCTTCGATTCTGCGAACATAATAGTAGATCAATTGATCAGTGGAGTTTTCCGGAACAGACCATAAGTTAATAATAGGCGTGATTTGTCTATTCAACCAGTACTGACTAGGTCTACCCTGCGTTGTTTTATTCGGCAGCGTAACGTAATCTCCACGACTAATGCGTTCGACTTCATAGTCTGTGTTGTTACGTCGTAATACTACGTCCAATAAATCAACAACGTCACTGTTTAAAGATTCTGTTGCCTGCCCCTGGGTTAAGTTTATTGTACCAGATTTCACTGTCCACAGGTTTAAACCACGGTTAGCCCATTCAGCAAACATCAAGTTCAGAGAACGACGTGCTGTTTTGGCATCGTAGCCCGTGCGAACCTCTAGTCCACACCTCTCGTATGCTTCCTCAATTATCTCTGAGATATCGAGGTTAAAGTCTCTGGTTCCTGATGTTGCCATTTAATTAACCCATCTTTGTTTTTCTAACGCCACGTCCTGCCATTACACAGCCGCCGTTCATAAATCTTTCGCGCTCACTGCGTCTAGATTTTTTAATTGTTTGCGGAGAAGCATTTGTTCTTGTATCAAACTGTCTTGACCCTTCTTTAACAGCCCTACCCCTACTGTCTTTTTCACCTTCGTCAGTAACATAGACCTTGCTATCAATAGCTTTTAAGTCATCAACCATATGCTTTAGCTTTTTTTCCTGTCTCTTATACACATCTGACGCTGCCGACGATCTTACGCGTGTAGATCTCGGTGGT